ATTCTTACCAGGTGACCCGCATGTTATTGCATTACGAAATAATGGTACAACATACACCAGACTGCAGATGAATGGTGGTATTTACACCACTGGAGCTATATATTCAACATCAGGTATGTACGCACCTGGATTCTATGATAGTAACGATACTGGATATTATGCAGACCCTAATGGTACTTCAAGTTTAGCTAGATTTACACAAAGGACACATGCAGCAATGAATAGGGGTTTCCATTGGATTACACCTAGATTTGATTATACTGGTGATGTAAACTATTGGACAGGTACATTTGGATGGGGAACATCTGCTGGAAACTGGGATAATGCTTGGAAAGCTGGATTTGCTGGATGGGATATTTGGGGTGGTGGAACAGGTCACCCTCAAGGTGGCGGATATATTCACGCACAAGGTATCGTATCGGGACAACACTATGCAACATCCGATGGTGGTTCGGCTTATGGTTGGATGATGGTAGGTGCTGGAGATGCAACCGCAAATAGATATTGGGCAAGAGGTAAATGGGGTGGTGGAGTTTCTGGTTGGAAAGAATTCGCTATGTATGGTGGTGGAGGTTCTGGTGACCTTCGTGCAAACGTATTCTACGATTCGGATGATACAGGATATTATTTAGACCCCAATACTACATCAAATGCCGCTGGAAGAATTAGAGGTGGTACATTACATGGACCTAACCCAAGTTGGGGACAGTATTTGGCAGTTGGTACAAATGGACATTGGACTAGTGGTTATGCTAGTGTTGCTACTACCGATGGTAACCTTCACTTAGACTCAAGGGGAGGTAATGGATTATATTTACAATGGTATGTTGGTGGACCTGTATATGTAAATGAAGGTATATACGCACAAATTTTCTACGATAGAAACAATACTTCATATTATTGTGACCCAACTGGATATTCTCAATTAAGTTCTGGTGAGGCAAACAACTATTGGAGAGCTGCTAGATACGATATGACTGGAGTTGGTGGTAACTCTGGGCAAGGTGGTAATGCATATTCTATCTTCCAAGAAGGAGGAGGATGGGGTTTCCCATTCCCTGATTTAAGAATTGCATATCATACCGGTATTAAAATGGGAGCTAACGCTGGTTCATACGAAGGTATAAGACTTTACGATGATTACCCAATGAGTAGTCTTCTTATTCAGTTGACAGGAAGTTCAAACTATTCATTCTGGTATACTTGGCAAAACCTAACTGGATATCATGGTATCTATTCTGGACTTAACTCCGCACACATATACCCAAACAATGGTTCTTATGGTTCTTGGAGAATAGATGGTAGTAGAAACGGATGGCCTGGTATTGAATTTGGTAGTGTAAGTAATGGACCGGTATCTTTGATGTGTTATAGTAATGGTAATGAAACCGGATGGCATAACAACTCATATAGCTGGCAGACATATTGGTATAGTGGTACACTTAGAATTGCAAAGAACACATATGGTGGTAACCTTGCTATCGCATTGGACTCATCAAATGCAAACGCAGCATACAACTTAAATCAGGGTGTAAACACTAATAGTGAACCAAGATTTAGGTCAAACTATTTCTATCATGGTACAACATCAAGATATACTGGACAGGCATTATATGGTAGTTATACAATGGGTGTTTGGGAAGCTCGTTCTGATTTTGAAGGATTGAGTGGTGGTGAGTCTGGTGGAATTGGTATCAACGGAGACTTTACGCAGTTTTGGAACCCTGGTGATTTATTCCAAATGTTTATGTTCTCTGATGAAGATGGTGGAACTGGTACATATATTGCATATTTAGGAAATAATGGAGTATTCTATAATTCAGATAGAAGAATAAAATATTCCATAAGAGAAAAGATAAGTGAAAACTATGAATATATTGATAGATTCATGCAATTGAAGCCTGTAACATTTGCATATAAGTTACCACTTAAAGATGATGATACTCCTAAACAAAGAGAGAGAAAGATATCTAAAATGCTAACTGTACATCAGGGGCTAATTGCACAGGATGTATTAGAAGTGTTCCCTGAAGCAATTCATTGTGGTAGTGATACAAGACCAATGCAGTTTGAATTATCAGAAATTACAGAACCACTAATGCAAGAGGTTGGTATTTCTGGATTTGATGAAGTTGAGCAAGTAAAGCAAAAATATGTAGAGAAACATGCAGCAATGGATGTACCCGATACGTTATCTCTTAACTGGAACGTAATCAATACTTATCAAATATTAGCATTGCAGGATTTCAAAAAAATGTATGATGCAAAATGTGAAGAAATTGAAGAATTAAAATCGGAATTAGCAACAATAAAAGCACACTTAGGACTTAGTTAAAAATAAAAATTATGGCATTACAAACAAATTATGTAATTGGTGATACTGGTGTAGAGGTTTCGGATGCATATCACATTATATATAAAGTATTTACGGAACGAAGATTAAATAATTTAATCCAACCAAAGCTACCAAATGGTATGCCACCAAGAGCTGACCTATTATGGAAAGCTGGACATATTGGTAGAATTGCTATATTTGTGTATGCTAATAAAGATGATAGGGATAATGGTATGAAACCCATTGGGGCAATTGTAAAATACCCATCAGATGCAGCAGATAGAATAACTGGTGCTATTGACCAAAATTTATATTCAGTAACTCCACCATTTCAATTAGAATTTTTTATAGATGATGCAAGTTCGGATTCAATTTTAACTCAAGCTTATAATTATTTAAAAACAATTCCGTATTTTAGCGGTTCATTAGAAATTTAATATTATGGCATTACAAAAAGATTATAATATACCAAATACTTCATTAATTATTAGTGGAGCATATCATATGGTAACTGATATTGATATTCAAAAAAGAAATATGGATGATTTGGGTCCTGTTTCTGCTAGTAAAGAAATTGATATTGAAGTATATAGACAAGCTGACCCGGTGTATTGGAAAACTGGTTATACTTGTAAAGTTATGGTTGATGTATATGCATCTAAAGAAGCTAGAGATAATTCAAAAAAACCAATAGCTACTTTAGGAAGATATGCTATTAAATTGGAAGAAAATTTAGCAACTAATGGAATGGATGAAAAAATAATGTTTTATTCGGATACTAATGATACTGAAAATATTTTAACACAAGCATATAATCATCTAAAAAGTACGGACTATTACAAAGATGCAATTGATATTTAATAATTAAAATGTACAATATTTAATAGTATGAAAAAAGCATTAGTACTAAATACGGATTGGCAAAGTATTGAAAAATCTCTTAGAGAGGAATTTGGATACGTTGTGTATATCAAAGATACAAAAGAAGCGGCATTGGAGTGGTGTAGAGAAAAACCAATAGATTTAATTGTTGGTTCGTTTCATATGGGTATCATAGAATTGAGTGGTTCTCTATCACATCATATTACTGAATCTGGTTCGGCATTTGCAACACAAAATCCAAATATTTTATTAACATGGCATCCTGATTTTTACGAAGACCGTTTAGATGATGCCGAAGCAGGTGAATCTCAATTTAATATAAATGAGAAGGGTGAGTATGAACACAAACCGCATCCATTGATTGAGCAAAGTGGAATACCAACATTTCAAAAGCCGTATATAGATGAAAATTTTAACACTATCATAACCCAAATAGAAACCAATACATTAGTATAGTCGGGTATTTAGATTAAAAAATCGATTAGATATATTTATACAATATAAAACACAATTATTATGGGATTAACATACGAATGGAAATTAACAGGTCTAAGAAAACAAAACAGTGAAAATGTAAATGACGCTGTTGTGGGAACTAATTGGAAACTAATAGGTACAGACGAAGATGGTAACGAAGGAACATTTAATGGAGCAACACCTTTTAGTATCAATGAAATAAACACTGCAAGTTTTACTGAATATAGTTCATTGACTGAAGAGCAAGTATTGGGTTGGGTAAAAAATCACGTAAGTGGTTCTACTCCAACTAACTATATGGAACATATAAATGGGGTAATTTTAAAAGAAATTGCATCCAAAAAATGGACTAAAATTGAAGTTAATGAAACTGATTTACCTTGGTCACCTACATCTGGTAGTCACATAGCTCCACAAGTTAGTGACCCAGCTCCTGTATAATAAAATATATAGGTTTTGATTGATTAAAAATATCCAATGCATTATATTATGTTTTGGATATTTTCTTTATATTTATATGTGTATTTCATACTAGCAAATACAAACCTAAAATACAAATTGAAGAAATAAAATGGCAGAAAGAATCGTATCACCTGGCGTATTCACAAGAGAAAATGACCTATCCTTCTTAGCGCAAGGAATTGGTGAAATTGGAGCAGCATTTATAGGACCTTTTAAACAAGGACCTGCATTCGTTCCCACTATTGTTAGAACGCAATCAGAGTTTGAAGAAATCTTCGGAACTCCTGATGGAACTTATTATACTGAACACGCAGTACAAAACTATTTAAGAGAAGCTGGAACTGCTACCATCGTAAGAGTTGGTGGTATTGGTGGCTATGAACAAAATAATCCAATAGGTATCTTAGCATCAGGCTCCAATGGACAAAAAATAGTAGGAGTTTTATATTCTACTAGCTTTGGAGATGAAGGTGTTGGGTTTTTACCAGGAGAAACTAATATTACAAGTAGTGCAACTTCTGGTTCATTTGTAATATCTGGATTAATTAGTTCTGGTTCTATGGCAGCTAGTATACCTGTATCAATATTATCACAAGATACCAATGACTTATCAGATGTATTTGGAGAATCTCCGTTTGGTGCTAAAGCTGCTTATAGTTATTTATATTTTGAAAGTGCTTCACTAGCGTATAATTCGCAAAATGGTGGAGCTGATGGTGTTAAAATATATGAAGTAAATCTACCAACACAAACTTATGGTGATGTAAACACTGCAGAAACTCCATTTGTTAAATCTCAATTGATTAGTGGTGAAAGATATGACCTTTTCAGATTTGTAACTTTAGGACATGGTACAACATATAATACTAAATTTAAAGTTGGTATTTCAAATGTAAAAGCAGCTGGTGAAGATGGTTCAACTGATTACTCTACATTTACTGTAACAATCCGTTCATTTGGTGATACTGATAAGAGAAAAAGTGTTGTTGAAACATTTAATAATGTAAACTTAGACCCTGCTTCTCCTAATTATATTGCTAAGAGAATTGGTGATAGATATAATACGATTGAACCTTCTGGTAAAATAAATGAATTTGGTGATTATACAAACAGGTCAAAATTCGTAAGAGTTGAAATGGCTCAAAATAGTGTTGGAAATCCAATTTCAGCAGCACCATTTGGACATGGAGCATATACAAACCCAATTGTAACATCTACTTCTTCTGATGCACTAAAAGTACCTGCGGTAATTTATCAAACAAATTCAATTAATAATACTTCATCATCCCCACTTTATTTTAGTGGATTTGATTTTGAAACTAATGGAATTGCAGCTGATAATAAGCAATATCTAAAACCAATTCCTGAAGGTGCACAAACTGGTTCTAATGTACCATTTGCATTTGATACTAATGGAGGATTAAGCGTAGGAGCTTTGACCGGTTCAAATTCAGCAGATATGGTTAAAAGACAATTCGTTCTTGCATTCCAAGAAGGATTTGATGGTTTAAATCCAACTATACAAGCTAATATAAGTACACCAATATCAGCAGCAAACACACAAGGATTTAATTGCGCTACGGCCGCTTCAAATGGTTCAATTGCATATACTAAAGCAATCAACGCTATATCAAATGCAGATGAGTATGATATCAATTTAGTTGTAACTCCTGGTATTATTCGTTCTGAACACCCAACTATTACTAATAGAGTAATTGATATGGTTGAAGATAGACAAGATTGTTTTTATATCGCTGATTTTGTGAATGTAGGGGCATCTATAACCGAAGCAACTGAAAAAGCAAACGAAGTAGATTCTAACTATGTAGCAACTTACTACCCTTGGATTAAGACGGTAGATGCTAACACAAATAAATTAATACCAGTTCCACCATCAGTATTGATGCCGGCTGTATTCGCTGCAAACGATAGATTGGCAGCTGAATGGTTCGCACCTGCTGGTTTGAATAGAGGTGGTATTATTGGAGCAGTTAGTGTATTGAATAGATTAACACATTCTGAAAGAGATACTCTATATGAGAACAAAGTAAACCCAATCGCAGCATTCCCTGGACAAGGTATTGTAGCATTCGGACAGAAGACATTGCAAGATAGAGCATCTGCACTTGATAGAATCAACGTAAGAAGATTACTTATCACTGTTAAGAAGTTCATCGCATCTACTTCTCGTTTCTTAGTGTTCGAACAAAACACAGCAACAACTAGAGCACGATTCTTAAATACTGTAAACCCTTATTTAGAAGCAATTCAACAAAGACAAGGTTTATACGCATTCAGAGTTGTGATGGATGAATCTAACAATACACCTGATGTAATTGATAGAAATATTATGGCTGGACAAATTTTCCTACAACCTGCTAAGACAGCGGAATTTATCGTAATAGATTTCAACATCTTACCAACTGGAGCAAGTTTTAACGCATAATACGAAAAACAACAAAGTAGATATTTATTAATATAATAAAAAGGATAATAAAATGGCAGAAATACTAGAGTTTGATAAGATGTTCTATACGAACTTCGAACCTAAGATGAAAAATAGATATGTGATGGAAATCGATGGAATTCCTTCATATATGGTTAAAGCGGCAGCTAGACCTTCAATTAACTTTGAACCAATTGTGTTAGACCACATCAACATCAAAAGAAAGTTGCAAGGTAAGGGTGAGTGGCAGGATATAACTGTAACATTGTATGACCCAATTGTTCCATCTGGAGCACAAGCGGTAATGGAGTGGGTACGTTTAGGTCATGAATCAATTACTGGTAGACGTGGATATGCGGATTTCTATAAAAAAGATATAGATTTCTATATGTTAGGACCTGTTGGAGATAAGATTGAGCAGTGGAAACTAAAAGGAGCATTTATTGTAAGTGCAAACTTTGGTGATGTTTCATTCGATTCAAACGAACCTGCAACTATCGAATTATCTTTGGCTTACGATTACGCAATCTTAGAATTCTAAAAATATTCCTTACGGAAGCTACCGAAGGACAACCCTCATCAGAAATGGTGGGGGTTT